GGACGATAGCACAGTGGGTGATGGCCGCCGCAGGTCTGCCCGGCGCGCCTGCGGCCTTGCTAGGCAGTCTGGGTGACACTGATATGGGCTATGATGCGCGTACCGGGCGGATGAAAGCGGCCAATGCCATGCTGGCTGGGCTGGGCCTGCGCGTTTCGCGGGACGAGCAGGGCGCCGATCATCTGTTCCTGGCAAACATGCAGCTGCAAGCCCTTAAGGATGTGTTTCGCAACTCGGACTGGGCCAATGGCGTGTGGAAGCAATCCGCGCGCCGCGTGCCAGGTGCCACCACGCCCCCCAACCCGCTGACACTGGCCGGAACACGCAGTCGCGGGACGCTGATGCCCCTGAAGTCCATTCCTGGCCTGATGTCCATGCCGATGGATCAGGACGCCCGCGCTGTGCGCCATTCAGCCGCCGATGATTTGGAGGATTTTGCGTAATGCGTGCGGGTACCCTAGATTATATCGACCCTACGGTGCCGCGCCCCTTTCCCCGCACCCTTGTTTGTGCCATTAATTTCGCGTGGCGGTTTGCTGCGGTTTTGGGTCAGGGGCACAACGGTTTAGGCCTTGCCCACAACGGTTTGAACCCCCCTGTTGTGCCCCCTTGTTGTGGGGGTTTGCAAACCTTTTCAATGGGTTGGCAAAGGGTCACAACGCCACAACGGTTAAAACACCCCCCCTCATATGATCGCACGCACGCATGCGCATGCGAGGGATATGTGCCGTTGTGCCGTTGTGCCGTTGTGCCCTCTTTCTATCTCTTTGAAACCAAAAGAAAAAAGAAGGAAAGAGGGCACAACGGTGCCCACAACGCCCGCAAAATATGGCCTTTGACCGTTGTGGGCGGTGTTGTGGGCTGGCCACTGATTTGGCCTAAGTCATTGGAAAGCAATAAAAAAGGGGGTTTTCTGCGTGGTTAAGGTCAATAATTCCTATGAGTATCTGGCGCGCAGGGCAGCGGAGCGGATGGACCGCGTGCGTGCGTCAGGTCAGCAGCTCCAGCTCCTGCCGGATGAGGCGGGCGTGCCGGTGGCGGATGCTGCCAAGGGTGTCGGGCGTCCGAAGGGCGCGATTAACAAGGGATCGAGCGAGTTGCGCCGGTGGCTGGCGCGGCAGGGCTACCGGATGCCCGAGGATCAGATTGCGCAGATGGCCGGGCTCAGCTCCTCCGATCCGGCGATTATTCAGGCAATGGAGCGGACCGAGGCGGTCCTCGCATGGGCTTTCGCAGAGGCCAAGGACAAGGACGGCAGCCCGCGCGAGGCTGCGCCCGAGCAGAAGGTGGCGCTGATGATGGGCCTGCTTGCGATCATGGAGCGGGCTGCGGCGGCGCTGCTGCCCTACGGCACCCCGAAGGCCAGCCCGGACGTGACGGTGCAGCAGGCGGTGCAGATCGTGATGCCTCAGGCGGCGAGTGCGAGCAGCGATGCGCGCGATATCACGCCGCGATCTGCGTCCAAACGTATGCCTGCTGATGTTCGTTGGGAAATGGAGCAAAAACAAAGGGTTACGGATGGTGATGAGGATGGTTCGGACGATGAAATTCGGACGGGAGGCGCAAGCGATTGAAAGTAATATATAAAATAAGCCTGCGCCTACTGATCGAAAATCAGTCGGGTCCCGCTCTGAACGGCGCTGCCGCGCCTGCCGCGCAGATCCAAACCGACGCATTGAAAGCCGCCTCGACCCCCCCGGGGGGGGTCGCGCCGCGTTGTCTTATGTCCCTCTGTCCGACCCCGTTCATGATTTCTGGCCTCTGCGAGGTTTCAAAATGAGCGCGAAATTTGGAAGTGACAATCGGGGTCAGGGGGATTTTGTGGGGGCTGGTGCGCACGGGTCGGGGGATGTGGCGCGCGATGTGGCTGAGCTGGAGGGGCTGAGCGCAAGAGAGGCTGTAGACAGCTTAGAGGGCGAATTTGCCGAGGGCAACCCTCTTGAAGCCGCGCGCGCCTTTGTGTTTCCGGGGCCGATCGCCGAGGCGTTCTATCTCTCGGACGATGACGTGCACTTTATCCAAGGGCCGGTGGGGAGCGGCAAAACAACCACGGTGATGAAGTCCCGCCTGCGCCGGGCGCAGGAAATGCCGCGTAGCACCATAGATGGGGTGCGGCGCTATAAGGTTCTGTTCATCCGTGAGACCTATCGCCAGCTGTGGTCCACCACGATCCTCAGCTATCTGGAGACTTTCCCAAAGGCCCTGGGCAAATGGTCCGGCGGGCGCGGGGATCCCGTGACCCATGTGATCCATTTCGAGGATGATTTTGGCCCCATCGAGTTTGTGGCCGAGTTCATGGCCTTTGGCGACGATATCATCGCATCAATGCGGGGGGTGCAAACCACGGACATCGTGCTGAACGAGGGCGATACCATGCCTGTCGATATCATGACGGTGGGTATTGGCCGGATCGATCGCTGGCCCGGACGGTCACATTTTGCGGGCCTGCCGCGCCAATTGCAGAGCTATGGCCAGGTGGTCGGCGATATGAACGCGCCGGACGAGGACAACTGGACTTTCAAGGTGTTCCATAACGAGGACGAGCGGACGCGCATGGCCGATCTGCTGATGTCCGAGGGGGCAGAAGGCGCGCGCCGGATCCGCATCAGCTTCAGCAATCAGCCGGGCTATGGATCGCCCGGCTGCGAGAACCTGCAAAACCTCAGCGCGGATTACTACCCGCGCCAGATCGCGCTGATGCAGCTGTCCGGGCGCGGCGACATGGTCGAGCGGATGGTGCGCAACAAAGTCACTTTCATGCGGGTCGGCGAGCCTGTGTTCAGGCGGGAGTTCAATCCGCGCATCCATATCTCGGACGGCCCTCTGGCCTATAATCCGCAGATGCCGCTGCTGATCGGGCTCGATCAGGGCTTCAAGGGGGCGGCGGTGATAGCCCAACTGGTCGGGTTCTATCGTTGGCGCATCCTCGCTGAGCTGCACTTTCCAGAGGAGCGGCTGTTTGCGCACACCTTTGGCCAGCGTTTGGCCGATCGGATCGAGGAGCGGTTTCCAGGGGCGCGGATCGAGGCGGGCTGGGGCGACATGGCAGGCGAGCATGGTGCGAGCCAAGCGGCGGATGAAAACGCCACATGGAACCTCATGGTGAGCCGGGCGGCGGGCTTCACGATCCGCCCGCAGGTGATCGGCACAAACCGCATCCAGCCGCGTCTGGAGGCCGTGCGCGCCGGGCTGGAGGCACCTCTGGAAGCCGGGGAGCCCGGTCTGATCATTGATGGGGATGCCTGCCCGTTCCTGAAGCGTGGATTTCAGGCGCGATATGTCTGGACTGATGAGATCAATGCCAATGGCGACAAGCGCAAGGTGCCGAACAAGAAATTCACCGAGGCCAACGTGATGGACGCGTTGCAATACCTGATGCTGAGCCAGCATCGCGGCGATGGTGTGAGCCCTTATGCGGCGCGCATGGATGACAAGCGGCAAGGCCGAAATGATGGGCCCGCGCGCGGTGCCATGGGCCACAATGGCGGCCCCCGGATGCCCGTGCATCGCGGCGGACTTGAGACACGACACGACCCCCTGAACCCTTATGGAGACTGAAGAAAATGGAAAATAAACTGACTATCGAGAAGATTGAAGGCTTGATCGAGAAGGAAGATTACCTGACCCATGCCACGCTGACGATCTGCGTGCTGACGCTGAGCCACGGCGCAATGGTGACCGGCGAAACCAACGTCATCGATCCGGCAAACTATGACGCGCTGATCGCAAAGCAAATCTCCCGCCGCAAAGCTGTCGACAAGATCTGGCAGTTGGAAGGCTACGCGATGAAGCGCGATCTCCTCGCCGTGAACGACTAGATCGTCCCGCTTGCGCTTGCGGAGCAACTCCAAGTTAGCCGGAATATTCGGCCAAAAACACCAAGCGATCACAGATTGAACCCGAAAGGACCAAACCCATGACGATCCCATCAGAAACGCCCAGCGATGCGGGCAAAGCGCCGGCCACCGCCGCGAAGACGCCCGCGCAGAAACCGGCCAAGG